ATTCCATATTTTTTTGCAAGAAAAGTGGAATTTAATTACACTTTTGCAAGTTCATTCAATAGGAGGTGAAGAAGATGAAATTCAAGATCTCTCAGGAAGCAAAATCCGCCAGAGTGATTCAAGTCATTGAGATTGTCACTCTGGCGGGAGATGGCACGGATGCGAATCCGGTCTATGAAGTTCGCCAGTATTGGAGTTTGGACGGAAAGCTGTTGGCGAAACCAGGCTCTCTCGAAATGGAGCAGAATCTAAGCGGCCTTTCGACCGGACAGCTTTTGAAAGAACTGGTAAAGCGCAACGACGTAAAAGTCATAGAACATCACCTGTCAAACAATTGCATCAACGTATCTTTGCAGATTGGCCATTTCGGATGCTACGAGATTCCGGATTTTATCAAGAGTGATGATTGTTCAAGATGAACGACGCTGTTCCTGCTTATCCTGATCTATCTCAAAAATTTCTTGATACAGTTCGTTGCGGTCATGCCGGGCAATGTACCAATCTTTGAGAAGCAATTCCAGAACCTTAACGAGCTTCTGAGCCTCGCCGGGGTCGATATCAACGATCAGATTTACATCTTTCTCCATGTGAGCGCCAATATTTCCTAAGCGGCGAATACCGTTGAGGACGCGATACTCGTCAGCTGAAATTTTATCTTTGATTAAATCGATCTCGCTCGCAAGGTTTCCCGCTTTAACTCTCCAATAGTCCCGAATCATACCCTGCAAACAGCGGCGAGCCAACGTAGCAGCCGCCCTTGGACTAGCATCCAGAATAGCACAAGCTTCTAGATAGTCTGTTTTGATGGGTTCCGGGATATAATCCGGCAGAACCATTCCCGTATACGGAGGATACGTCAACGAGAAAGCATTGTCGAATCCGGTGATTTGAACGGAATATCCTTCACACGCCGGGCAGCAGTGGTAGCGGGCTTGGATTCCATGATTAAGCCATATGTAGCCAGTTACCGCTAATTCGTCCGCATCTCGGCCGAAATCAATCGTTCGGAGTTTTGTATTATCGCTTTTCTCGATGAATTCAACCCCGCAATACGGACATCTAAATTTTGTTTCAGGCATTTCAGCATCTCCCTTCCGCCCCAGTATACCGCAGGAGCGAGGTGCACACAAGGAGGTGAACCACATGGACAACAACAAAAAGCCCAGCGAACCTGCGGAAGAGGAACGCTGGGGGATCATTCATTATATGCGTAGCCATCGGCCGCCCTGGTGGCTGTATTGGACGCCAGCCATTCTGTGGGGTGTTACGACTGTAATTGCAGCCACAGCGATATGTCTGAGATAATGAGCGCCGCAAGGGCCATTAAATTTGACAAAATGATGCCCGTCCACTCTCTGAAGTTTTCTTGCCGGTAGCGAGAATCTTCTTTTTCTTTCAAAAGGCGTTCTGCATTTTTCTTCTTGTCAATGTAGTCTGCATAAAGCATTCCATCTTCTGTAACCACGAATTCGTCATCTGACTTTGAAAGCGCATACGGCACCAGAAAACCGAGTTTTACCAAATGTCCTGCAACGACTGGGTGTAAACGCAGAACGGCTCCGTATCGTGCCGATTCAAGATACTGCAAGTCATTGTCTGATAGTACGATTTTGTCAAAGTCTGTCATATTTTGTCATCTCCCTTCCACCCAAGTATAGCACGGGAAGGGAGCCACCCACAAGGAGGCACATATTCACCATGTTGAACCCATCAACCATTCGCGGCACTTTCAAGCAGATTCCGTACTGGAAGCTGCGGGGACGGTTCCACAGCTGCGGCTACCGCGATCAGGAAGTGGCCGAGTACATCGGCATTGGCCGGGACACCATGAGCGGCAGGATGCACGGACACAACCCGTGGACCAGCACGGAGATCACTGCAATGTGCGAGCTGCTGGGTATCCGGCAGAATGAAATCGGGGAGTATTTCTTCCTGGCAGTCGAGAAAGGAGAATCCGCATGAGAATCAAATCCGGCGTTTGGTACTGGCTGGCCGTGGCCAGCGGGGCCGTGGGCCTGCTGTACGGCATGGGGCTGGAGGGCAGCTTCCAGACCGGCGGCACCGTTTCGGACGGCGCGTTCATCACGGCCATGGTGCTGATCCTGCTGGCGGTGTTCTTTGCCCGGCTGGGCTTTGCCACCCATGATCGGGAGCAGCAGGAGCGCCGCAAGGTGCACCGGCAGCCCCGGAACACCGTAAAGAGCGGCAGGAAGGCAGGCTGAGCATGAGCGATTTCAAGACCTACACCCGTATCTGCGTGGACTGCGGCAAGGTGCTCTGCAATGTCGGACGCTCTGCCCAGCGCTGCCCCGAATGCGGCAAAAAGCACGCCAACGCTCAGAGCCTTGAATGGGATCGCCGGCGCAATGAAGAACTGCAGGCCCAGCGTCAGGGCCTTGCCGCTGAGCGCAGCAGCCTTGCCCTTCACGCCGAGGTCCGCGCAGCAGAAAAAGCCGGCCTGAGCTACGGCAAATACATGCTGCAGAAAATGCAGGCAAATAAAAAGCCCGCCGGTGCGCCAACACCGACGAGCTGCAAGGGATGATGGAATTTGAAAGCCCCATCACCTTGATGATATCACATCAGAAAGGATTTTACAAATGAAAGGTATTTTAGCCGAACCGGGCAAGGCTCCGATGATCGCATCCCTGCCCGACAGCCTGTGGGCCATTGAGAACCGGCTGGGCACTCCCTGCGAGATGATCGTGCTGCCCCGCACCCCGGCGGTGCTGTTCGTGGGCCGGTACGATGGCCCCATCCAGCCCGCCAGCCTGCTGAACCGGACGTACCGGGGCCGTCAGCTTTACGGGCCCATCCTCTGCTATGGCTGGAAGGGCAACAACATCCAGCCCATGAGCAAGGATGTGCAGGCCGAGATGCTGGACCGCCTCAAGGACATGGAGGTGCGGGTATGACTACCTATATCTGCAAATGCGGACGGCGAGTGAAGAAATCCACCGATGCCAGTACCACTGGCAATCGTCTGTCTGGCTATGCACCCGGCCATGAGTGCTGGGGATGCCCCTACGCCATGCCATACGGAAACTTTCAATGGGACGAAAGTGCTAAAACTGTCGCCCTGGAGACTCGGGGCTATGAGTGTCGGATGAGCAAGACTCTCACTTATGCATCAGAATTCTCTGGCTCCATCAAGGACAAATGCACCTGTCGAGTGCACAGTTTGGACTTCGACTTTTTGTCTCAGGTCTCCGCATGGATCAAAGATACTTATCCAGACAGAGAGATTTTTGGCTCGTTTTCCAAAGATATTCGTGCATCGGACTATGGATCTGATGGCCGTTACTGCCTGACTATCACCTGCGCTCAAAATCTGAAAGGTGTTGCCGCAAAAAGAGAGCTGCTTGGTCAGTTTTTTACCCCGAATGGCAGCCGCAAGGACATGACACCGCAGCAGGAAATGGAAAAGATTCTTGCCGACATTAAAAAAGCAAAGGAGGTTTTCGCATGTGCACCTGTCCAGAATGCGGATGCTGCTGTGACTACGGCAGAGAATGCTGTCCCGACTGCCACAGCGGCAACGCCGATCACCTCGGAGAGCGGGGCGGATGCAAGCGCATCGACCCCCGCGACATCCCTGCAGAACTGCGAATCGGTCCCTGCCGCATCGGCGGGCGGTTCTTCTGCACCACTTCTCTCAATGACTGGTGGTGCCCCGCAGGAGAAGCCCCTGACTTTCATTCGGGAGGACAAGTGCCCGGAGTTTGATTATTCCGGCCTGCCTGAACAGACCGTGGCGACCCTGCATCTTGCAGAAAACGGATATCTTCACGGCAAGAAACTGGCTGAAAAGGGTCTTGTTTACATGGGTGACAACATTGCACTGGCACACGATGAGCTGTGCGGAGTTGTCGCACAATGCGACAACTCGAAGCACGGCAACCGTGGAGAGGACAGTTTCCGTGCATGGTGCCTGCACATTGGCATCACCAAAGACAGCGCCTACCGGCTGCTGCAAGTCTCCGCACTGCTGGCGGACAGCAGCCCCCGGCAGCAGGCCATTCTGGAAAGCTTGCCGCCCACCCTGCTGTACGCCGTGGCAAAACCCAGCGCCCCGCCGGAGCTGGTGGAGAAGGTCAAGAACGGTGAGGTCACCACGAACAAAGCCTATCAGGATCTGCTCAAGGAAAACCAGCAGCTCCGCACCGACCGGGTGGAGGCCATGAACCAGGCAGACCGGGAACGAGCCCGTGCCGACCGGGCCGAATCCGAACGGGACAAGGCCCGTGCAGACCAGCTGAGCACCGCCAAGGATTGCAACCGGCTGGGGCTGAAGGCCTCACAGGAAAAAGACCGTGCCGACAAGGCCGAGGCCCGGGCCAAAAATGCCGAGGGCCAGCTTTCCGGCTCCCGGCAGGTGGCCGAAGCGGCCAAGCTCCGGGCCGACAAGTTGCAGGAAGAAAATGCGGCCCTGAAAAAGCAACCCATCGCCGCCGTGATCGACGAAGAAGAGGTAGACCGGCGGGCCAAAGCTCTGGCTCACCAGTGGGACGAGGAAGAACTGGACCGCCTGGCAGCAGAAAAGGCTTGGGGCCTTGCAGATGCCCGGAATTCCGAACTTGCCAAGGATAACACTTCCCTGCGCAAACAGCTGGCCACACTCCAAGCCCGCGCCAATGACAATACACAGGCCGATTTTGAGACCGCCAACTACTGCGCCAGCCTGTTCCGTTCGGCATGGGACACCTGCAAAGGCAGCTATTCCCGCCTGACCGGTGAAGATCTGGAGAGCACCTTCCAGACCCTGTGCGGCGCACTGAACAGCATCATGGAAGAAGCTTCCCTGCTCTGCCGTCAGCCCGCAGATTATGACGGAGGTGCAGCTGATGAACCCGATGTATGATCTTGCACTGGACGGCTACGGCCCGCCGCTGGAGCCGCCCGACAACTATTACTTTTTGCCACGCGAACAGGAAGCAGAACAGGAGGACCCCGAAAATGACGAATGAATTGACCGTCCGGGTGGAGCACCCGGAACTCCCTGCGATCCGGTGGAACGAAGCCGAGGTGCAGCAGAATCTGACCGAAATGCTGGCCGCCTACACCGGCCGCGTCTACACCCCGGAGACCATCAAGGATGCCAAGGCCGACCGCGCCGCTGTAAACAAGCTGGACAAACAGCTCAGCGATGCCGCCCGCAGCGCCAAGGCTTTTTACATGAAGCCGTTGGAAGAGTTCTTACAGAGTGCCAAGCAGATGCAGGGCCAGTGTAAGGCTGTATCCGGCGCAATCGATGCTCAGGTCAAGGCTGTGGAGGAAGCCGAGCGGCAGGATAAGCAGGACGCGCTGCGGGCTGTCTATGCCGACTGCATCGGAGAGTTGCTGGATCTTATTCCCTTCGACCGCCTGCTTGTGCCCCAGTGGCTGAACAAAACTTACGATCTGGCAAAGGCCAGCCGGGAGCTGCGCCGGGATGTTGAAACCCGGCGGAAAGAGTTGAAAATCATTCAGGACACCTGCGGCGAAGATGCTGAAGCCTGCAAGCTGGGATATCTTCGTGTGCTGGATCTGAACGCCGCGCTTGCCGAACACCTGCGCCTGCAGGACAACCGGGAAAAGCTGCGCCGGGCAGAAGCAGAAAGGCAGGCCGCAGAACGTGCCCGCGCAGCCGCGCCGGCAATCATCCCTCCCACCGAGGAAGAGCGTCAGCTCAAGGTGGAAGCTGAACAGAGCGCCCAGAACAACGCCTTTATCACCGCTTCCGGTCGGCTGGACTGTGAAGTTCTGCAGCGCTTTGCAGCACCTGCACAGCCGGAACCCCCTGCCCGCAAGCAGTATCGTTTCTGGGTGGAGTTCACCCGCGAGGATATCGCATGGTTCAAGCAGGGAGCCGCAGAGCGCGGTTTCCTCTATGGTTCTATCAAATAATTTTGGAGGTATTTACTTATGGCACTCACTCGTTCCGGCGCACCCGCGCCTACTTCGTCCGTTTCCAACGCACAGGCTTCGGCAAACCGTTCCATTCAGAATGCCAACCGTGCAGGCAGCGCCGCTATGCAGGCCGCGTCTCCGTCCGTGCCTGTGGAGATCACCGGTGCCGATGGTCAGCACTTCACCGTGAGCTTTGGAGACGTGCGCAATTTCATTTGCCCCAAGGCTACTGACGCCGAATGCAAGATTTTTTTGGAGACCTGCAAGCAGTATCACCTGAACCCTTTCACCAAGGAAGCCTATCTGATTCACTACGACAACAAGAACGAGGATACCGCAAGCACCATCGTGCTGGGCAAGAACTGCTATATGCAGATGGCTGAGCGTCACCCTGCTTATGATGGTTTTGAAGCCGGTGTGATCGTGCTGACCGCAGATGGCCAGCTGCTGAACCGTGAGGGATCTATTGTCTATGATGGAGACGGCGGCGAGACCCTTCTGGGTGGCTGGGCGAAGGTCTACCGCAAGGATCGCACCCGCGCCAGCTATGAGGAAGTCAAGCTCAGCGAGTACGATACCGGCAAATCCCTCTGGAGCAGTAAAAAGGCTACCATGATCCGCAAGGTGGCGCTGGTGCACGCCCTGCGTGAGGCTTTCCCGTCTACTTTTGGCGCTCTGTACGATGAAAGTGAGGTCTCTGTCCATGTAGATGCCGAAAGCACCGCCCGCGAAGTAGCTGAGGATCTGCCAGTGCTGGATCCATTTGCAGGCTCCCACCGTCACCGCAAGACGGCAGGCACCCTGATCCCTGCCCCGGATGCACCCTCTGCAGAGGAAAGCGCCGATGATCCGTTTGGTGGTGATGATGCATGATCGTCCAGACCAAGAACGGCATCATGCTGCACGGTGAAATCGCCAAAGACCCGGTACTTCGGGATGCAGGACAAAAGCGCGTGCTGAAATTTGACTTGAAAGCCAGCCGCACACAGGATGAATCCGGAAAATGGCAGAGCTTTTTTGTGGGCGTGAACCTCTGGCATGGCATCGATCAGTGGGACGGCATGCTGCAGAAAGGCGATCAGGTCACGGTTTTTGCTCAAAAGCTGAAAGAGCGGGAGTATAACGGCAAAGTCTATTACGACGTGGACGCGGATGATGTTCAGCCCGGCGGGCTTGTAACGTTCCGCTGGCTGCAGCAGATGATTGACCTGATGGCACAGCCCGGCCCTCCGCCAGAACCTGCAGAGCCTGAAGCAGTCCCGGCAGACCTTCAGGGCGCGCAGATGTACCCCGGTGAAGCTCTTGCGGATTACGCACCGCGCAGCACTGCTGCACCCGAACCGGCACCATCTGCCGAGTATGATCCCATCAATGACGATGCCGACGGCCAGCCGTTCTGACCTTGCAAGCTGTGCTATCCGGCTATACGGGCATTTTTCACGAAAGGAGGTCGGGCTGTGGGCATCGACACAACACGCGGCTTCGTGGCATTTCCCCGCGGTCTGATCGACTGGGAGTGGTACACAGAACCCAACACCGCCCGCCTTTTCTTCCATCTGCTGCTCACAGCCAACTGGCAGGAAAAGCAGTGGCAGGGTATCACCATCCACCCCGGAGAACTGGTTACAAGCCAATCTCAGCTTGCAAAACAGCTGAATCTGTCAATTCGGAATGTTCGGACTGCTTTGGAACACTTGCAGGCGACAGGCTATGTGACAGTCAGAACAGGGTCAAAATACAGCGTTGTTTCAATTAATAATTACAATTCGCTCGTTGGAACTGACAGGCAAAGTGACAGTCAGGCGACAGGCAACCGACAGGCTGCCGACAACAACTTAACAAATATAACAAAGAAACCATTAAAACAATCGTCGTCTGCGCGTGCGCGCGAGACTGCCGGGACGAGGACGACGACCCATCCCGCAGTGGATGAATTTGAATCCTGTATCTGCAAGCTGAGCGCCACCAGTAAAGCTGAGCTGATGGCCTATGCGGAACGGCTGGGTTCAGAACTGGTATCTGCCGTGATCCTGAAGTGTTCTGATCTGGGCGGGCACAGCTGGGCCTATGTCCGCAAGGCGCTGGCCGAAGCCGAAGCGCAAGGGTGCAGGTCTGCCGAGGAATACCGCCTGACCAATCCCATCGGTGCCGGACGGAGTAAACGTGTAGACCGAACCGAACCCAGCGGGAATGACTGGCTGAAGAATGCCACGCGGCGCAGGCCGCTGATAAAAAAAGAAGCAGCAAAGGAGGATGCGCCCGATGTATCGGAACCCTGAATACTACCCGGACCCGACGGCGGGTGCCGCCCTCTGTCAGCTGCGCAGAAAGGAGAACCGTTTGAACACCGGAAAACAGTTTGAAGCGGACTGGAAGAAGTCCATGCCGCCGGATGCCTGGTGCTATCGGCTGAAGGACAGCGCCGCTACCTACTACGGCGGCAACGAAAACTTGAGCTTCTCAGTGGACAACATCTGTGACTTCGATGTCTACCGTTACCCCATGCACCACTATTTTGAACTCAAGACCATCGAAACGCCCAGCATCCCGCTGACAAAAATCTTTGGCAGCTTTGACCGGGACAAGCAGAAATATCATAAGCTCAAACATATCACCGACATGGCCGCTGCGGCTTCCTACAAGGGCCAGACGGCCCATGTGGTGATAAACTACCGCGGCAGTGGGCTGCCCTCAACGGCATTGAGGTGGAGCAGCACCTGCTGCGGGTCCACTGGCGGTATAATGTGGATGGGCTGTTGAAAAAATTGGAAGGAGATAAAACGAATGAGTCGTCCTCGTTATGATTGGTGGGCCTATGTCAAAGGAATGATTCGGCGTTATCCGAGCCTTTGTGCAGAGGAAAAAGCGTTACATGATATCAGCATATCCCCTGACTTGAGTGGACTTCCTCATGGAACTGGTAAACACTCCGATCCTGTGGCAAATGCAGCTATGCGCGAATTGCCTCCAATCAGCCGACATGAGATGGAAGCCGTTCAAAAAGCTCTTGAAGCAACTCGATGGTTGGACAATGGAAAAGATCGGTTGCAGATGATAAAAATGGTTTTCTGGGATAAAAAATATACAGTTGCAGGAGCCGCGCTAAAGTTGGGTTACAGTGAGCGTACAGTCGTTCAATGGCATGGAGATTTCATACGATTGACCGCTCACAATTTCGGACTTATGTGAGATGAATTTTTTTCATGTATTGAAGTATCCTTCAACAGATGGTATTATGAATTCAAATAATTTGCTGAAAGGATGTTCATTATGGCTGGCTGGGATGATATTTTACGAGAATTAGGAGATACGCCTTCTCAAACCGATATTGTTCGTCGCAAATATTTAAAGGCGCTTTCAAACTATACCGGCCGCAATACCATCGCATACTATTCTGCTTTTCTAACACGTTCTGTTGCTGGAACTGATATCAATGATTCCGATATGACTGGTTTTATGAACGCATTGAAAGGTATGGACTGTTCAAAGGGCCTCGATTTAATTTTGCATACCCCTGGTGGCTCTCCGGCAGCAGCAGAGGCTATTGTAAGTTATTTGCGCAGTAAATTTCATAATGATATCCGAGTTATCGTCCCACAAATCTCTATGTCTGCTGGTACTATGATTGCTTGCGCAGCAAAAGTAATTATCATGGGAAAGCAATCTAGTCTCGGTCCTATAGATCCGCAATTCAATGGAATTCCTGCATATAATATTAAAGCCGAATTTGAAGAAGCTAAGGCGGATTTGGCTGTTCACCCTGAAAACGCTCAATATTGGGCTATCAAATTGCAACAGTACCCTGCAGCTTTCATGAAAACAGCGTTAGACGCAATTGAACTTTCTAGTAATCTGATAACAGTTTGGCTTGGAAGCTGTATGTACAATAGTTCTATCCCTGAAGAAAAGGCTATCGTTGAAAACATTGTTCAGCAGTTGAATGAGCATGACCGTTCTAAAACGCATGGCCGACATTTTAATATCGATTTTTGTCGTGATATCGGTCTGAAAATCGAAGAAATGGAGAAAGACAATCGTTTACAGGACAAGATATTGAGTGTTCATCACGCCTACTTGTTGTCACTTTCCAATTCCGATTCAATTAAAATTATCGAATGTCAAAATGGAAAGGCTGTAATCAACCATTCTAGAGCATAAAAGTCGAGTTTGTATATTAGGAGGTTTTGTCCATGAGCACCGATTTGAATAAGCAAGTAGATGACTTATATAAAATTCTTCAAATAGTCGATACGTCTCGTCCGATTTCTAACAGCCTGCATATGGGTGTGCTTAACAATACTCTTCACAGTGAATTTTCTGCTCAAAAAAGTCCATCGGAGGGCATTTTATTATCAAACAGCGTAAAGGAAGTCAAATTTTTGCATTAAAAATCCTTTATTCTAAAATATAATATTATTATAGAAACTCGCAAGACATTAACTGGCCTTGCGAGTTTCTGTTTACGCAGTCTCCGAAGTGCATCCTCCACAGGCGTCATCGATTACTTCCTTACTCGACGGGATAGCTGCTTCTCACTGACACTTCGCGGACTGCTTCTATTATGCCGCCTGAGCGCAGTTTGGAGCGCGGCGCGTGTGTGTAGACACGGCTGGTTCGATTCCAAGGGCGGCACCACAACGCCGTGCCCCGTCACGGCAAACGCCTGACGCATGGGCAGACATGCCCGCTCGTGGCTGTATGCAGAGTGGTGGTTGACCTCCTTACCAGCCCGAGCAGGCTCTGCATACCACGGAGGCCACAGAATCCGCAAGCCGGTTTGTGAAGTTTCCCGGCAGGCTGTGCGTCAACCGCCAGCATGGAAACGTGCTGGCTTTTTTGATATTCCCACGCCGTCCATCCGGGCGGCTTTTTGATTTTACGGTAAGAGAGGTGGTGACGTGGCCAACGAAGAAAATCTCATCCCGTTCAACGAACGAACGGAGAGCGAACAGAGACAGATCGCCCAGAAGGGCGGCATTGCTTCCGGTGCGGCCCGCCGCCGCAAGCGCAGCATGAAAGAAGCGGCGGACTACTATCTCAGCCTGCCGGAGACCGACCGCCGCCGGGTGAATGCCCTGCTGCGGGATAAGGTGGACAATGAAGATATCGACAATCAGATGTCAGTGGTCATGGGCATTACTGAAGCCGCCAAGCGCGGTGATGCCCGGGCGGCAGGCGTACTGCTGAAGATGCTGGGCGAGGAGACTGTGCAGGAGGACCCGGCGGCGGATGCACTGGAAGCTGCCCGCAAGCTGCTGGGAGGTGTAGACAGTGCCATTGACTGAGTTTCAGCAGGAGTTCCTTCGCAATTGCTCCCACCGCTGGAACGTCAAGACCGGGGCTACCCGCTCCGGCAAGACCTATCTGGACTGCGCTGTTACCATCCCCAAGCGCATCTGCGCGGCCCGGGACGAGGGCCTTTGCGTCATGCTGGGCAACACCCTCGGCACGCTGGAGCGCAACGTGCTGGAGCCCATGCGGGCCCTCTGGGGTCCGGAGCTTGTGGGCGTGGTGCGCACCTCGGCGTCCGGCAACATCGTGCAGCTGTTCGGCCGCAAGGTGTACGTGCTGGGTGCCGACAACAAAAAGCACATTGCCCGCATTCAGGGCGCGGCCTTTGAGTACGCCTATGGGGACGAGATCACCACATGGGACGAGGGCGTGTTCCAGATGCTCAAGAGCCGCCTTTCCTGCCCCCACAGCCATTTTGACGGCACCTGCAACCCGGATAATCCGCAGCACTGGTTCAAAAGGTTTCTGGACAGCGACGCGGACATCTACTGTCAGGCCTACACCATCGACGACAACCCCACCCTGCCGCCGGAGTTCGTGGCGCAGCTGAAAAAGGAGTATGCGGGCACGGTCTACTATAACCGCTTCATCCTCGGCCAGTGGGCCGCAGCGGGCGGCATCATCTACCGGCCCTTTGCGGACAGCATTGCCGCCGGGGATGGGCGTTTCCTCTGGCCCGCAGCCAACCCCTGCCGCCCGTGGCGCATCCACATCGGGGTGGACTTTGGCGGCAATGGCTCCCGGCACGCATTCGTGGCCACCGGCATCCTGCCCTACTACGCGGGGGTCGTGGGTCTGGCATCCGCCTGCATCGACCCGAAGGATCAGGACGCTGACTACCTTGCCGCGCAGCTGATTGATTTCTGCACCGCCGTGTTCGCGCGGTACGGCGAGATCCACTATATTTTCTGCGACAGCGCCGAACAGACGCTGATCAACCACATCCGCACCCGGCTGCGTGCCTCCCGCCTGAGCTGGCTGGCCGACCGGGTGCAGAACAGTGCCAAGATCCAGATCATCGACCGCATCCGCCTGACGTCCATCCTGATGGGCGGCGGGCGCTTTTGGTATCTGCCGGAAGCCGCCACCCTGCGGGATGCCCTTGCCGTCGCCCTGTGGAGCCAGAAGCACCCCGGCGTGGATGAACGTCTGGACGACGGCACCACCGACATTGATACCCTCGATGCCTTCGAGTACACCATTGAACGCGATTACAGGAGACTGACTGCAAGATGAACGTTGCTGCTTTTATTGAATACCTGAACAAAACCAAGGACCTGCAGATCGACGCCTCCTATTATGCCAAAATTGAAAAATGGCGGCAGTGGTGGCAGGGCTATGTACCCAGCGTGCATAATATCAAGATCACGCGGGAGGACGGCGAACACAAGCGCCGCCGGGCGTCCCTGCGGATGCCCAAGCGCGTGTGCGAGGACTGGGCAAATCTGCTGCTCAACGACAAGACCACCTTCCAGATCGGCGACGCAGCCACTGCCGCCTACCTGCTGGGCAGCGATGAACAGCAGACCGGCGGTCTTTTGCGGCAGCTGCATTTCTGGGAGAACGCCAACAAGCTGGTGGAGAAAGCCTACTGGTCCGGCACCGGCGCTTTCGTGCTGAGCGTGGAGGGCATCAAGGGCACAGACGGCCAGCTGGAAGCAGACCCGGATGCCCGCATCGTACTGGACTACGACCCGGCATCCTGCATCCTGCCCATCAGCGTGGAGCGCGGCATCGTGACCGAAGCCGCATTTGTATCGGAATGTCTGATAGACGGCAGGCCCTGCGCCTATCTGCAGACCCACACGGTCAGGGACGGCGGGTACACCATCACCAACGAATGGTTTGAGATCGGTCAGGGTCAGGACGGTGCACCGGTGTTCACGCCGCGCAAAGCGCCTGTAGGTACGGTGACTGAATTGCAGCCGGAGGGCTCCCCGCCGTGGTTCAGCCTGTTTTCCCCTGCCGCCGAGAAGAACATCGACGGCGGTACGGGTCTGGGCATGGCCGTGTTCGCGGAAGCTCTGGACGCCGCGCAGGGCGTAGACCTTGCCTTTGACAATTACCGGCAGGACCTTTACCTTGGCGGCAAGAAGATCTTCTACGACCGCAGCCTGTGCAAGGTGGTGATCGGTGCCGATGGCCAGCCGCATTACATCCCGCCCGACGACATGAGCGCACAGCAGTTCTTCTCGCTGCCCGGCAAGGAAGCCAGTCTGGATGCCGCGCCGGAGTGGCACGAGTACAACCCGGATCTGCGCACCGAGGACAACCACCGGGCCGTGCAGGATATGCTGGATCTGTTCAGCTTCAAGTGCGGTCTGGGCTGTCACCGGTACAGCTTTGAGCTGGGCAAGGTGGCCACCGCCACCGAGTACACCGGCAGCCGGCAAGACCTTGTGCAGAGTGCCAACAAGAACCAGATCCCCATTGAAACGGCGCTGATCGGCATTCTGCGGGTCATCCTGTGGGCCGCAAAGAACCTGCTGGGCGCACCGGTAGACCCGGAGACCAGCATTTCCGTCAACTGGGACGACAGTTACATCGTCAGTGAGCAGGAACGCACAAACCAGCTGCGGGAGGACGCCATTGCGGGCCTTGTGCCCCGCTGCCGCTACCTCGCCGCCCGGTACGGCCTGAGCGAAAAGGAAGCCCACGCATGGGCCGAGGAAGCCAAAGCGGACAGCCACACTGACGAAGCCCTCACCTTCGGGGGTGCCTGATGCTGCCGCCGTCTTATCTCGACCGGATGCCGGACACCTTTGTGCAGCTCTGGCAGCAGGTCGAAGAGCAGATCCTGCAGGACGTGGCCCGGCGCATCGGCAAGATGGACGCCGTGACCCCCACCGCCAACTGGCAGCTGTGGCGCTACCAGCAGACCGAGGCGCTGCGCAACGACGTGGTGAAGCTGCTGGCGAAGTACACCGGCAAGAGCGAGGCCGCCATTCGCAGACTGCTTTTGCAGGCCGCCACCGAAGCCATGGAGCGGGAGGACGCCATCTATTACCACTACGACATGGAGCCGACGCCCTTTGAAGAGAGCGCCGCCCTCAACAACCTGCTGGATGCCGGTGCGCGGCAGACCTGCGGCACATGGCAGAACCTCACCGCTACCACGGCAAACACCGTCACAGGGGCCTTTGAGCGCACACTGGACGCCGCATGGCTCAAAGTGAGCACCGGTGCCTTTGACTACAAAACCGCCGTCAAACAGGCCGTGGACAGCCTTGCAGACGACATGCCCATGGTCACATATCCCAGCGGCCACACCGACAGCATCGAGGTGGCCGCCCGCCGTGCCGTGCTCACCGGTGTGAACCAGACGACTGGCAAGCTGCAGGTGGCCCGCATGGACGAGATGGGCTGCGAATTTGTGGAGACCACCGCCCACGGCGGTGCCCGTCCTTCTCATGCAGAATGGCAGGGCAGGCGCTTCCACCGGGGCGGCGCAGTGGACTACAAGGGTAAACACTACCCGGATTTTGAAGCCGCCACCGGCTACGGCACCGGCGCAGGCCTGTGCGGCTGGAACTGCCGCCACACCTTTTTCGCGGTGTTCCCGGAGCTGGGCGACCCGCC